CATAAATTTGTCATATAAAGCAACTATCCTAAACTTATAGGAGGTTGAATAATGACAACATTACAACAATACTCTGAACAGCAGGGAAATAAGCCTAGAAAAAGTAGGTATCATAGAAGTAAAGGGGTTTTAGATAATCCTGATGCTAAAGAGATATTTCTTAAAGTAGCTAAAGAAGCTGATGAGGAGATGTTACCTGATACTGTTGCTGCACAATATCTAACAGATAACTTTGAGATTTTTCAACATCTTTCTTACAACACAGTAAGGAGATATTTTAAGGATTATAGAGATGGCAGAATCAAGTAATCTAAAGAAGTTTGCTAAAACTGTACAAGATAGAGATCCTAGACAAACTAAAAAGAAAGTACAGCATCCTAAAGGTTTTGAGCCATCAGCAAGTTTTTCACAACAAACTAAGTCTGGAGAGATAGTATCAAAGCCTCAAAAAGAGAATAAAGTTGATTGGAAAGAACAGCTTGAAAGCTATTTTGGGGCAGATGCTAAGAATTACAGAGTTTTAGAGGATACAGCAGAGATAAGATTCTGGGATTCTAATGTAGGTAATGGAGCTGTAGAGAGATTATATTACTTTAAAGCAAAGATTGTATCTAATAAGGCTTATATGCCTGATGATGATTTTAAAAAGCTCTTACAAGCTGCAAATAGAAAGAAGCCAACACCTAAGAAAAAGCCAACAAAAGATACTAAAACATTTTGTATAGCCTTATCTGATTGGCAGATAGGTAAAGAGGGAACAGAAGCCACTATTGATAGATGGATGGACTCAATACCTAAAATAAAAGAACAGATTAAAACATTAAGAAAATCTGAAACTATAGATCAGTTATTTATTGCAGGATTAGGAGATATTGTAGAGGGTTGCACAGGCTTTTATGCTCAACAAGAATTCACAGTAGAGCTAGATTATAGACAACAGCAAAAAGTAGCTAGGAGAATGGCTTATACAGCTCTTAAAGAGCTTGTTCCTATGTTTGATAAAACTGTAGTAAGTTTTATTGCAGGTAATCATGGAGAGCCTAGAAACTCAGGTAAGAGCTTTACAACTTTCTCAGATAATAGAGATATTATGCTTGGAGAGGAACTAGCAGAGATATTTAAAGAAGCTCCTGCATATAAAGATAAAATAGACTTCATAATGCCAGATTCCTTATCAATAACCTTAGACATATCAGATACAGTTGTAACTCTAGTGCATGGGCATCAGATGAGAGGTGGAGGCAATCCACAAGCAAAAGCAAGAACTTGGTTAGCTAATCAATCTCTTGCTAGATCTGAAATAGCTGATTCTGATTTACTGTTAATGGGGCATTATCACTTCTTTTCTGCTTATGAATCAGATGGAAAAAGGTTAATATTACAAGCTCCTAGTTTAGATTCTGGATCTGAATGGTTTGATAATACTAATGGAGGCAGAAATAGTGCAGGAGTTCTTACTTTAGTAATTGGTGGCTTAGAAAAATGGAGTAATATTAGAGTTATAAGGTAATTATGAATTTAATAACTAGGGAACAATGGGGAGCAAAGCCTCCTAAAAAGCCTTACTCTAAGAACATAGATATAAAAGGACTTGCAGTTCATTATTCTGCTATTGCAGCTCCACAAAATGAATTAGAGGAAATACAACAATTAAAGAATATACAAAAGTTTCATCAAGTAGATAGAGGATGGAATGATATTGCTTATAGTTTCTTGGTAGGTAACTCAGGAAACCTATATGAGGGCAGGAGCTTTGGACATAGACCTGCATCACAAGGAACTAATGATGGGAATAAGCAATATTATTCTGTGTGTTGGTTAGGTGGAGAAAATGATACACCTAGCAAAAAAGCACTAAAAACAATTAAAGATTTATGGATAAAGATAGGAGGAGAGCTTAAGCCTCATAGTGAGTTTAAAGCTACTAAATGCCCAGATGATTTTCTTAGAGATTGGATAGTACAAGTTCAAAAGCCTGTAGATAATAAACAGAAAGATCATGTTGTGTTAGCAGATCCAATTAAAAAAGATTTAGATGAAATAAAAGATGAATTAAAACATCTTAGAGCTGAAGTCAAAGCTCTTAGGCAAACTTGGATTCTTAAAGGCTTTAAAGCTGAATAGATAACTTATGAAATTAAAATGTAATTCCTGTAAGGAAGTTTTAGAATTAATTAATAATGCTTTTGTTTGCATAACTAAAAATTGCAACAATTTTAAGAAAGTACAATCAAAGATAAAAGAGGAGGAATAGTATGTCAGATGAATTAAAAGATCTCTTAGAGAGATGTCTTTGGACATTCATTGAAAGTTTTGCTTCAGCTCTTGTTATAACACCTGCATTAGGTGTAGATATCAGCACACTTGAAGTTGCTGCATTATCTGGTGGAGCTGCAGTTTTATCTGTTTTAAAGACTTTTGCAAAGAAAAAAATAAGCTAAAATAAATATAGGAGATTCCAGCAATGGCTTTTCCTTTTAGTTACAAGTAGCATAAAAAAAGAGGAGATTTGTATCTCCTCTTTTTTATTAGTTGAACAAGTTGGAGGTTGATTAGGACTTTGATACATATACTTTAAGGGGTATTGTATGAACTCCACCTGTTCTCTATTAACTATAACAATGCTCTGGAACAAATAATAATTTTTTATTGTTTCTCATAAAATTGTCATTCCTGTAGTTTATTATGTACAACACAAGCAAACTTGCTCTGTAGCTTTTAGAGAGAGCTAGTTGATTAGGAATTAAGATCCAGAGGATTAGCTACACCTCATAGAAACTAGGGTTAAAGCCTATTAATCCACAATGTTAAATGCTACTAAATTTAGTATTCTGGTTTTTGGGAGGGAGTGGCACAGGGTTAGTTCCACTTTTAACTTTCACAACTACAGTTGCTTAAATTAGCCAGAGCCTAGTAAAAGGGCTCTGGCTTATTAATCTTAATTTCTACTTTTAATGCTTGACAGTAAGACAAATTTTATTTAATCTACTTATATCAGATAGTTGATTAGGAGGTAACTAATGATGATACAAGAATGGATATATTTAGGGTTAGCAGCTTATGGCTTTCTTTCTTTTATATGGGATCTAGCAAAGATAAGTCTTTGGATAGATGATAAAAGATTAGACAAAGCATCTAAGCAATATGACTTTGAATCAAGATTAAAGAATGGAGAGATCTTGTCTAAGGAGAACATTCTCTAATGTATCCAGAAGTTAGAAAAAATAAATTTACTTGGACTTATAGATTTCTTTATTGGAATACAGATAAGCCAGAAGTTAATTTATACACAATAGATACAGATAAAGGTTTTCAGGTTGCTGAATCAGCAGCTTGGGGATCTGCAACTTTTGATGGTTGCAGAAATATGAAATATATAGGTAAAAATAAAATGGAGGTTGATAATGGCTAAGTTTAACTTAGATAATTATGTAAAAGTTGATGAACTTATCAAGATAATGAATGAGAAATATCCAGATGGCAGATTGGTTTCTGAAATGTTGGATAGTGGAGCAGATTATGTAGTTTTTAAAACTAGTTTTTATGAAACTACTGATAGTCAAATTGCTAAATGCACAGGACATGCAAGACAATCTAAAACTGATCATCAAAGTTGGTTTGAGAAAGCTGAGCAAAAATCTAGAGGTAGATGTCTAAGAGTATTGCTTGGAAGTGAGCCTACTTATGAGGAGATGGAGGATGTTGTTATACAAGAAACAAAAGCTCCAGAAAAAACTAGCTTGGAAAAGAAAGTAGAACATTTAGAAGCTGAGGGATTAGTAGAGGATATATCAAATAAGAAAAATGCTCTTATGTTGAATATCAAAGACTTTGCTATGAGTTTGACAGGTAATGATTTAGATAAAGCTAGAGCAATAACTGCTGAAGCTCTTAGCACTATGGGAATTTCTAAAGAGGAAGTTTCTATTAATAATCTACAATCAATTAAAAACAAGATTTCTGATTTAGCAACTCAGGAAAAAGTTTATGCTGATAAGGGGGAATAATGTTAGGTTTATTTGGTAGAAACAAGCCATTAACAACAATGGAAACTTTGCAGCTTGAAAAAGATGTATCTCTAGCTAAAAAGATTCATTATATATTGGAACTAGAGGGCAAGATATGTTCTCTAGATCCAGAATTTAATAAGAATGGCAATCTTAGAAAAGTAGTGCATAGATTAAAAACAGAACACAATGCAGTTATCTATAAAGAGGAATGTAATTGTGAATTAAAGCAGAAAGCTAAATTAAATCAGGATGGAACTCCTAGAAAGCACTTAGCTTATATGAAAGATTGGGCATCATGAAAGTTGTTATAGTTAAATTCATTGGAGTTAAAAAGTATCTTATGAAAGATAATGCAACTCAAGAGGATATAAAAAAGCAATTTACAAAAGATATTCAATCAGTTCCAGAGGCTTGGAGAAAGAATATTGAGCCTGTTATGTATGCTGAGGAGGAGGAATAAATGTTAGATATTATTCTTTTAATTGTTGTCTTTGTTGGTTTAAATTACTTGGCTTGGTATTTAATAGATAAAGGAAAATTATAATGAGATTTAAAAAAGAAAAGCACATTTTAACTTATAGATTGGAATGTGAAAATCCTAAATGTAAAGCCTATTTTAAAAATAGAGAAGCTGATATGAAACATAGGTGTTAAATGACAGAACTAAGTAAAGAATTACAAGCATTTTGGAACAATCAGATTGCTAATGATAATGATGTAAAAGCAGCTCCATTTTCAGGTAATTGTATGTTTTGCAATAATGCTATAACAGAACTAGATGAGGATCACTCTGTTTGCAACACTTGTTGGGCAGATTTAGGAGAGGAGGAATAAATGAAAGTATTAGAACTCTTTGCAGGTAGTTGCAGCTTTAGTAATGTTGCAAATACTTATGGCTTTGAAACTTTAACTACAGATATAAAACAATTTGGTAATATTGATATAGTTGAAAATTTATTTAATTTAGATTATAAAAATTTAAACTATAAACCAGATATTATATGGGCTTCTCCTCCATGCACAACTTTTAGTGTTGCTAGTTGTTATCATCATTGGACAGCTCCTGATGAATCTGGAAACAGAATACCTAAAACTGAAAATGCAAAAAATGGTTTATTGTTACTAGAAAAAACTATTGAAATTATTAATTACTTTATTCCTAAATATTATTTTATAGAAAATCCTAGAGGTTTAATGAGAAAAATGATTGCAGTTAAAAATTTGCCTAGATATACAGTTTCTTATTGTCAATATGGAGATACAAGAATGAAGCCAACAGATATTTGGAGTAATTTAGATTTTGGAGCAAAACTTTGTAAAAATGGAGCTCCATGCCATGAGTCAGCACCTAGAGGCTCAATGACAGGCACACAGGGATTAAAGAATAATTATGAAAGATCTAAAATACCTAACTTACTGTGTAAAGAAATAATAGAAACAATACTGCATAAAGAAAATGATTGAACTGTTACTAACTTGCTCTTTGTTAAGCTCTGTAAGTTTTGAATTAGATACCATTCAAGATATAAAAAGAGTTTCTCAACAATGTGAGTTAGTAGAGGATGTGCAAGAGTGGATTCCTCTAATATCAAAACATTTCCACAAAGAGGATGAAGCTCTTGCATTAACTGTTGTGTATTGTGAAAGTAGAGGAAAAAGAACTGCTATTGGTTATAACAATAATGGATCTTATGACTCTGGACTCTTTCAAGTAAATTCTGAAACAGAAAAATGGCTAGAAAATACAATCTATAATAAAGAACTAGATATGTTAAATGCTGAAACTAATGCTAAAGCAGCTTCTTGGATAGTAAAAAACATTGGAGATTGGAGTTGGTGGAACAGCTCTAAACATTGTTGGGGTAAATATGATTCCTTTTCCTGATAAAAAATATAATATAATTTATGCAGATCCTGCTTGGAGTTATCAAGCATGGAAAAAAGATGCTAAGGGAGCAACAGGTTTAGCTGAGCATCATTATAAAACAATGTCAATTGAGGAGATTTGTAATTTACCTGTAAAAGATATTGCAGATAAACAATGTGTTTTATTTATGTGGGTAACTTATCCACATTTACAAAATTCAATGAAAGTTATTGAATCTTGGGGATTTAAATATAAAACAGTTGCTTTTACTTGGGTAAAAAGAAACAAAAATAATAAAGAATTTTGTAAAGGATTAGGCTATTGGACTAAAGCCAATGCAGAAATTTGTTTATTAGCTACTAAAGGAACAGCAAATAAATTAGTTATAGATAGATCTGTAGGGCAAATTATAGATTCAATCAGAGAAAGACATTCAAAAAAGCCAGATGAAGCTAGAGATAGAATAGTGCAATTATTAGGAGATATTCCTAGAATTGAGCTTTTTGCAAGAGAAACAGCAAATGGTTGGGATAGTTGGGGTAATGAAGTATGACTCTTAATAAGAATGGCAGGAGGCAGATTTTAAAAGATGAATATGATTTGTTTGATAATAAAGCTAGAACATCTTGGGAGTTTATTTGTAATTATATGAATTGGGAGATTGTTAAAAACAAAGAGGATTATTTTGAGGATTATGTTTGTAAGATAAATAAAATTTATTATCCTATGGAGCTTCAAGTTGCTGCTTATTGGCATAATCATTCTTTAGATAAACTATCTAATTTTTATATTTCTAAAAGCAAAATAGATCTCCTTAGAGGATATGTTGATAAATATATAAATGTTGAGGCAGGTTGTGTATTTATGAACTGTGTTCCTAATAAATTTGCAACAATCAATATAAAACATATAAAAGATGATTACTTGATGCAAAATGCACAGGGAGAATACTTTTATAAGATACCTATCACAGAAAATATAAATTATTTTAGTTCTGGACTTATAGATGCAAAATGTGATTGTTTAGAGAATCACTTAGAAATAATGCAGAGAAGTAAAGGCAGAATGAGGCATTTAGAAAAAGATTATAATATAAGAGGTTTTAATGGAATATGCTGCTGATGATATAAATGTTGGCTATATGTCTTGCTTATTGTTTATAAATAGTGAGGGAACTTTAGTTGATAAAATAGGAGAAATTAAGGAAATAAAGCCTGATAATCATAGTGGGGGAGTGGAGTTTTTAGCAGTTCTCAAGACTATGGAAACATTAGTATCTATAACTATGAATTTAAATGGAAACTTTGATATATATGCTACAACAGATAAAGGAACTGCATCTCTTAATGATCAGCCTGTAGATACTTTAATTAACTTTCTCCACATCTTTTATACAAATATGCAACATGATGAAAATATGATACTAAAAGAAGCATTAGATTCACATAATTATAGGAAAGTAGCCAAAAAGATGCACTATAGAGAACTATTTGGGGAGGATATATGAAAAACATAAAAAGATATAATGGAGATTGTTTAGAGCTTGTGCAGCTCTTAGATGATAAATCTATACAATTAGTAATGACATCTCCTCCATACTTTAATTCAGAAAAAAAATATCAAAGAGGATCTGGGTTTCATAATACAATACCTGTTGGAGAGCCTTTATTTGATATTTTAGAATTGTTTGAATTATTACATGACAAAGTTAAAGATACAGGATTTATAGCTATGAATATAGCTTTTAGTTATTCAGAGGGAAAAGTAAATAGAGTTGGAGAATTAATAAGACAAATTGAAAGAAAAACACATTGGCATAATATAGATAAAATATATTGGCATAAAACTAATCCTATACCTTTAAGAGGTAGATTAACTAATTCTGTAGAAACTATAGAAATATTTGCTAAATATCCAAAAGTAGAATATCCAAAAAAAATAAATTATGAGCATAATTTTATTGAAACTCCTGTAGCTTCAGGAAAAACTTCAGCACAAAAACCTTATCCTATTGAATTGCCTTTAAAATGTATTGATATATTTTCAAAAGAAAATGATACAGTTTTAGATCCTTTTGAGGGATCAAGTACAACAGGTTTTGCTGCTTTAAAATTAAATAGAAAATATATTGGTTTTGAATTGTCAAAATCAGTATTTAATGAAGTAAGTAATTTATATGAAATATCAGGGCATAACATACAAGAAGCATCAAAGAGTTAAATTTGTAATTCCAACAGATTTTAGAATCATAGATCCACAAACAGAGGAAATAATCTGGAGATATGGAGTAATTCAATTTTTTAGCAAAAAAACTAAATCAGCTTGGATTTTAGAGGATAATGCAAAAAAAAACATACAAATTTCATTATTCTGTGTGTTACCTGTAAATTAATATTATGACAGACAACAATGGCAATGGTTATACTCAGAAAGAGATGACAGCTAAGATTATGCTTGATATAGAAAAGATTTTTAATAAATTAGATGAACTTCAAAAAGATATAAATACTAGACCAACAAGACAAGAAATCTATGGTTGGATTATTGCAGGTATATCTATTGCTACATTGATAACAATTTTAATGTAGGGAGTTTAATGAAAATAGATAGTAAGGTTGTAATGCCTATAATTTTATCTGCTTTAGTAGGTGTAATAGGTTGGTTATTTAATACAATAGAGGAATTACAGATTGCTCATAGTTCTATGATGGAAGCATTAAGAATTTTAGAAAAAGATTTAGATATGCAAGAAAGTCTTTTTACTGAATTATTATTTAAATTAAATGGCTAATTATATAGACACAAGAGATTGTGATGAATGCTTAAAGCCATTCTGGGATGATCCTGATTCAGTTTTATGTTCAGATTGTTTAGATAAGTCATAAATTACTGTTAAAATCTAATTATGAATAATATCCATCATTCTTTAGAGTCATTAGCATTAGATATAGATAAATTATCTTTTTTAGAGGGAAATCCTAGAAAAGGAGATATAGAAGCTGTTGCAAAATCTTATAAACAGTTTGGACAGAGAAAGCCTATAGTAGCCACTAAAGATTATGTTGTTATAGCAGGAAATCATCAACTTGCTGCTGCTAGGCAACTTGGATGGGATAAAATAGCTGTTGTTATAACAGATGATGATGAATTAACAGCTAAAGCCTTTGCATTAGCAGATAATAGAACTGCAGAACTAGGCACTTATGATGATGATTTATTAGCTGATTTATTAAGTGAAGTTTCTAGTGTTCCAGAGCTTATGGACTCAACAGGATTTAGTGAGGATGATTTATTTGATTTAATTGGCTTTGATGATGAGCCAGAGGAGGAACAAGAGATAGAAGTTCCTGTAGAGCCTAAAACTAAGCTAGGAGATATGTATAAGCTAGGTAATCATTATTTATTGTGTGGAGATGCTACTAATGAGAATGATGTTAAAAACTTAATACAAGATAATAATATTGACTTATTATTTACAGATCCACCTTATGGAATTGATGTTGTTGAAAAAAATAGTATTGGTGGAGATAAACCATTTGGTGCAAAAAAAGGTAATAAAAATATTATAAAAGCTAATGATTATAGAGAAATAATTGGAGATAACACAACAGAAACAGCTGAAAAAAATTATTTTATTACTAAAAAATATACAAAAAATCAGATTATTTTTGGTGGTAATTATTTTACAGAATTTTTATATTCTAGTTCTTGTTGGATAGTTTGGGATAAAGAAAATACAGGAAATTTTGCTGATGTAGAATTGGCTTGGACTTCTTTTAATAAATCAGCAAAACTTTACAAATGGTTGTGGAATGGTTTAAGTAGAAAAGGCAGTAGAGATATAGAAAGCAAAAAAAGATTACATCCAACTCAAAAACCTGTGGGATTGTTTATTAATATTATAAAAGATTTAGATAATGTAAATACAATTTTAGATTGTTTTGCTGGTAGTGGCTCAACTTTAATTGCTTGTGAAAAACTTAATATAAAATCTTACTTAATGGAGTTAGATCCTGCTTATTGTGATGTCATAATAGAGAGATGGGAAAATTTAACAGGGCAGAAAGCAGAATTAATTAATGGTTGATATAAATTCACTAGATATACCAGAACTCTGGGAAAGACAAACAGGAGAGAGTGCTAAGGCATTTGAAGCATTTGTTGTCTATAGGGATATGGAAAATAGATCATATAGAGGAGTTGGGCAGGAATTAGGCAAAAGTAAGACACAGATTGAAAAATGGGCTAGAAAATTCTTTTGGCAAGAGAGAATCTTAGCTTATATAGATTATTTAGATGTAATTAAGAGAGAACTAGCTATAAAAGAGATTGAGGAAATGAATGAGAGGCAGATTAGAGTAGCTAGAAATCTACAAGCTAAAGCAGCTCAAAAACTACAGGGCATGGATTTATCTGAGTTAGATGCAGGAGATTTAGTTAGATTCTTTATAACTGCATCAGAATTAGAGAGAGAAGCTAGAGGAGTTGCTAATTCTAATGTCAATATAGTTATGCCTCCAACTATCCAGATGGCTTGGGATTGGGAAAATAGATCAGAATAATGGCTCAGGTTATACAAGCTAAGCCACCTGCTTTACATATAAAACAGTTAGAAGTTATTAAAGCATTAAAGAATAATAGATTTGTTGTTTGTGTTGCAGGTAGGAGATGGGGTAAAACAAGCCTTAGTATTGTTGCATCTTTTGAAAAAGCTATGGCAGGAGAAAAGGTTTGGGTTATATTCCCTGTTTATCCACAGGCTATGGACTCATTTAGAGTTATGAAATCACTTGCTAGGCAATTACCAGAGGAATATATAAACATTAGAGAAGTAGAGAAAAGAATAGAGTTTGCTAATGGTGGATCTATACAAATTAAATCTGCTGATAAGCCTGAGAGATTAAGAGGTGCAGGTGGTTTAAGTTTAATTGTATTTGATGAAGCTGCTTATCAATCTAAGGAAACTTGGGAAACAGTTAGACCTATTCTTTCTGATAGTTTAGGACAAGCATTATTTATATCTACTCCTAATGGTATGAATTGGTTTTATGAGCTATATGATAATGCTGTAAGAAAAGATGATTGGATAACTTTTAATTTTCCAACAGAATCTAATCCTAATATACAACAAGAGGAGTTATTTCAAGCAAGAGAGGAATTAGGCTTATTAGTTTATGCTCAAGAGTTTTTAGCAGAGTTCACAGAAGTAGGGCATATGTTTAAAAGAGAGTGGTTTAAATATTATGATGTTATTGATGGAGATGATCCAGAATATATTTTAGGAGATGAAGTAGTAAAGCATTCTGAATTATCTATCTTTGGCACAATGGATACAGCTTTAAGTATTAAGGAAACTGCTGATTATTCTGTAATAATGACAGTTGGATCTACTCCTAGTGGTAAGCTATTAGTAATGGATATATTCAGGGCTAGACTAGAAGCTCCAGAATTACTTCCACAGATAGAAGCAAAGATTGATAATTACAATATGTCTTGGTTGGGAGTGGAGGATTCTAGTTTTGGTTTAGGAATTATTCAGATGGCTAGGAGGCAGGGTTTGCCTATAAAGAACTTAAAGGCAGATAAAAGTAAAACTGCTAGAGCTGTTCCTGCTGCTGCAGGAGTAGAAAATGGCACAATATGGTTTTTGAAAAATGCTAAATGGCTTGTAGAATTTGAAAGAGAATTAACTAGCTTTCCATCCTCTGGATCTCATGATGACCAAGTGGATGCTTTAGCTTATGCAGCTAGATTTGGAATAGTTAGAAAAACAACTTGGAGTGTAACTTAATTGGGTTTAACAGATAATATTAGAAACTTCTTTAGTAATCAAGAAGTACCAACAGAAAAAAAGACATTTAGCAATTTTCCAACATCACAGGTAGTCTTTCCATTTAACTCTGATGCAGGTTTCTTTAGTGGAGTAAATCAGATGAGCCCAGAGGGTAACTCTGCTGCATTAGCTTGTTTAAATGTATTAGGTACTGCATTTAGTGAGCCACCATTAAAAGTTTATATAAAAACACAAGAGGGAGATGAATATATACCTAATCATCCTGCTCAAGATTTAATAGAAAATCCTAATCCAAACATGAGTAGTTCATTGATGAATAACTACATTGTTACTTCTATAGCTGTATCTGGAGATGCTTTCTTATTGAAACTAAGGAATGATGCAGGAGCTGTAGTTCAATTAATTCCATTGTTACCAGAGATGGTAGAAGTAAAAGGCAATAATGAACAATTAATCACTAAGTATCAATATAAACAAAAAGGCAACACATTAGAGATAATGCCAGAGGATATGATTCACTTAAGAGAGAGAATAGATCCTAGAAACC